CAAAGATTGCTGGTTCGAATCCAGTCGGTGGCTTGACAGAATACTCATTCTGTCTTATAATCCCTTCCGTGTGAATGGAGTTGGGAGATTCGTCTCCCACCATTGCGGATGTAACTCAACGGTAGAGTCACAGCCTTCCAAGCTGTTGGTTGCGCGTTCGAATCGCGTCATCCGCTTCGGGAAACCGAATTCCCGTAGTTGTAAAACTTAATAAATAGATTATCGTGACGAAGCCTCAATTACTCGCCTAGTCCACGAAGTTTAAACAGAGACACGTCGAGTCTCTTTCCATCCGCAGGTATATTACTCTGCGAGAAAATAACGAGGTATCAAAAATGATTAAATCCGCATTCGCAGTACTCGCTACTGCTCCCCTTTTCGCTGGTGCTGCAATGGCAGGACCCTACGTTAATGTAGAAGCGAACTCTGGTTTCACTGGTTCTAACTACTCTGGCACCAACATCGACACCCACGTCGGTTACGAAGGTGCTCTGGGTGAGTCTGCTGCTTGGTACGTTCAGGGTGGTGCTACGATCGTTGCTCCTGACGGTGGCGCTTCTGACACTGTTCCTTCGGGTAAGGCAGGTCTCTCTGCTGGTCTGACCGACCAACTGTCTGCTTACGGCGAAGTTTCGTTCGTTGGTTCGGGTGTTGCTGGTGTTGACCGTTCTTACGGCACCAAGGCAGGTCTGAAGTTCACCTTCTGATTCACTGAATCCGTGCTATAATACTGGGGACTTCGGTCCCCTTTTTTTATGCTTAAAAAGATTCTTCTTCATCCAGTTACGCACTTCAATCTTTTGGTTGTTGGATTTTTATCTTTGATTCAATCTATGCATACACACGCTCATTACACAATGGAGATTGATGCTGATAGTTATGTCTACAACTTTTGTAGAAAAAATGTAGAGAAGTGCCAAAAATTTATCGATAAAGACTACTGATGACCGTACCATTTTTTGTTGAAGAACCTTACACTTGGAAAAAAATAGAAGTTCCATATGATATTGTCCAGTATTGTGATTCTTTTACTGTTGACGCGGATCGTGAAGACCTCCGCTATATTGATTGTGTGTGGATGCATATGGGATATTATGGTGTTCCAACACACGTTATGGAGGCAGTTAGAGATGAATGGAATCCTTCTGTAGTCCCAGTTTTCGAGTAGTGTTAAATACTATTTGACGTGTGAATGTGTTCCAGATGAAAATTAATCTCTGGTATTCAAAAGGAATGGGTCAATGGCGTTGGACGCTTTCTGATGAAAGAGATGAGCGCAGAATGGAATCAGGACAACGCCCAGTTCTACGCGATGCAATGGAAGATGTTGCCAAAACCGTAGAGTATATGCTACAATATGAACATAAGGGCGATTAACTCAGCGGTAGAGTGCCTCCTTTACACGGAGTAGGTCGGCGGTTCGAATCCGTCATCGCCCATTATAAATACTTCAAACATTCCTGATTGAAGTAAGGAACACATTATATTGACCAATGGATAATATAAAGATCAGATGCCGCTCCTGTAGTAGGGAGTTAGAAGGGCATCCAAGCAAGACTGTTTCTTGCGGTTGCCCTAATATGGCGACTATTCGTGGTGAGAAGATTTCGGCAGTTGACTTATCGTTAGTTATTATGCTAAACTCTTATCAATCTAAAGAAAAAACAAACGTTCTTTCTAATGAGGATATTCTCTGGCAAGAGCAGAGAAGGCAACGAAAAGTTCGTAAACTGGACTTCGAAGTTCGCTAAAATTTGGAAAGGTGGTCGAGTGGTTTAAGGCTCTAGTCTTGAAAACTAGCGATGTGAGAGCATCCGTGGGTTCGAATCCCACCCTTTCCGTTTAAGATAAGTTACAAATTTAATAATTTCTTCAACACTTTGTTTATATCAACACAAAGTTGCATCAACTGAATTGCTTATTATAATAGCTAGTATGTATTTTACACTAGCAAAATGGACGACCACACCTATAATAATTGGGTGAAGATCAAGGCAGTCTTTGAAGAATCTGGAAATACGAATAATATGTTCTACAAAAGAGCATGTGCAATTGTTGTAACTAGAAAAGACCCTGCAGCAAAGTTTTTGGGGGATGAATCAAAGAATGAATGATAATAGTTTGATTACTAAAAAAGAGTGTCAGGAGATGATTGATGCTGCAATACGCCGTCATAATCGGAATGCTTCGATTATTAGTATGTGTGTTGGTTGGGTTGTTCTTGCACTTTTTGCTGAGGGTCTTCTTCGACTTATCGGAGTAATTGACCCTATTTTTCCATGGTTAAAAATTACCCTACAAGGATAAATGTCCGAAGAAGACTACGAAAAGTTACAAGAAAAAGTTCAGGAATTGAGAATGCAGTACTTATTTGAGGAACCATGTCCTCTTTATGAGGAGGTTGAAGATGAATTGGACTGAATTTATTGAGTTTATTGCTAGTGTTTTATATCTTTATATTGCTTGGTTAAGTGGAATTTTACTCGGATACCTCATCGCTAAAAGAGATGGAGGAGATTTATGAACAACTACATAGAGCAATGGAGTTAATTAAATGAACAGATTCGATCAATTTACGGAAGAAGAGAAAAGAAAACTTGCAGAAGCAATTTGGCGTCGTCAAAGATGCTTTATTGCTGGTGATAAACAGTTCAATGAGTATGGAAAAATACTTGATGAAATTCTTGAAGGATTAGAATATGTTCCAGGGAGAATTGTATGAAAGTAGGTCTTATCGGATTAGGTAAGGTTGGTGAAGGTATTGCTCGCCGTATGGTCAATAAAGGATATGAAGTCTGGGGTTATAGGAACAATTATGAAAAAGCTTGTGAACAATATGAGAAGGGTTATATCAGTGGATGTACCACTAATATGGAAAGCCTTGCTCAAATGATTCATAACTATAAAAATATTTCTGATAAAAAACCAGGAATTTTTATGGTTGCAGTTTCACCAGAAAACGTAGAGGAAACATTTGATGACTTACTACGAGTATGTCGTGAAGGCGACATTATTATTAATTATGGCAATAGCAATATTGAGGACTATTGGAAAAGAGAAGAGCACGCTGCAAAATTTGGCGTCGCATATCTTGACTGTGATGTTGATTGTAATATTTGTGATGTGGACAGTGGATACAACCTTATGGTTAGGGGCGGAGATACTGCAATCGCCACTTGTAAAGGCATTTTTCATACACTCGGACGGTGGGACTATACCGCCAAACATTCATCTGTAATCTAATGGAACACTTGTTAGGAAAAGCACTCATTATAGTGGCAATACCTTTTGTAATCGCTACAATCTATTTCGGTTCAAAGAAGGGGCACTACTATGAATCCGAACACTATAAGGGTAATGGAACCGCACACTAGGCAAAAATTTCATTTTGCTTGGTCTTCATTCTCAAGAATATATGGTGTAGCACACGTCACCACACCAATGGTAGATTTCTGTTATGATTGGGCACTTACAGAGGAAGTAGCACCACTCGATTGTTTAAATCACGTCGATAGATACTTTAGAGAATTATGGACAAAATCACAGAACTAAAAAAAGAAAATAGGTGGCTCAAGGAAGAGATTAGGCGATTGAGACATCAGTTGTCTATGATGGAAGAAAAGGAATGGGCACACCCTAATTCATGTGTTCACAATACCGACCCTTGGAAAACATGGAAGTCCAACTAGGCATTCTATTTTTTATGTGTATGTTTGGTGTATTTTTATTTGTAGTTTCTATTTTAACGGACTGGTAATGGGACACTTCGCACGTTGGGCATTAGAGACACCAGTCACATTAGGATTTCTCTGTTACCTTTTAGTTGTGGTGCCGATATTGGGCATCTACCTTGTACATAAGAATAAGTGGCAGCACTGGGAACCATTTGACAAGGGGCACAAGAAGTAGTATAATTAGTTCTGTTGAGAGGGAAACCACTCAACTGCGGCAGTTCCCTTCTGATAGGTTCAGGACTGGCGGCGACAGGAACCTATCACTTACATCCGGATATCGCCTAACTTGGTCATGGCACCTGCTTTGGGAGCAGGAATAATCTCAGTTCAAATCTGAGTATCCGGACTTATAAATATGACAACAATGAAGATTTATTCTGTGGAACACTGGCAAAACAACTGGGACACCTTGATTGAAAGAGTTGAGAATGGGGAG